ATGACTGCGTCGGCCACGGACGCGGCGTCGAGCGCCTTGTCGGCGATGCAGTCCACCTGGGCGGTGACGTTCCAGACCTGTTTCACGACGCCCTGAACGACCATGGCGGCGTCGGCGTTGGTGACGTCGAACACGATGCTCGGCGTCTGGTCGCCGGCGGTCCTGAGACCAAGAGAGACAGGGACGCCGACCGCGTCCAGCAGCTCCTTGATCTCGGAGGTGATCTCAACGAGTCCCACGGCGGCCTCCGTTCTCGAGCAGGCGGCGCGCCTCGGCGAGCACCTCGCGGGTGATGTCTGCCATCACGCGGCCGAGGTTGCTCTGGGCGTAGTTGAAGAATCGGCGGTTGCCCGGCTTGAAGCCGACGGTGGCGGCGATGACCGGCTTGTCCCGGCCGATTCGCCCTGCCTTGCCCTTGTTCGTGTAACGCCCGGAGCTGCCGTAGTGCCGGAATCCGCCCTCGAGCAGGTGGAACACCCGCTGACGTCCCTTGGCGCGTGCCCCGCCCTTGCGCCCGTACTGGACGCCGAGCCGGACCACCAGGGGAGCCGTGGGGCCAGCCCCGCCGCGGCGGACGTCGAACTTGGTCGCCGCCGCAATCGCTCGCCGGTGCAGCTTGCGGCCGCGACCGGGTGCGGAGGTCGCGACGGCCTTCAGCGCCCGTGCGTGGGGCGACATGGCCCGGCGAATGCCGTTCTTGCGGGCGCGCTCGTTCAGCCGCTCCGGGAGCTTCGCCAGTGCCTCGCGCACGGCCCGGTCATCGACCGTCAGGCGGACCTGATTTCGGCGCTGAAAGAGGTTCACGGGATGACCTCCGTGGCGAGTACGCGAAGCCGCTTCCTGCGTCCGGCGTCAGGGTCGACCACGCTCGACACGTTGAACTCGCGCCCGCTGAGCAGCAGCCGGCATCGGGCCGTGAGCGACGGGTGGTAAGCGGTCTCGATCTCGAGGTCGGTCCGGACGGCGACCCCCATATCGTCAATGACCTCGCGCTGCGACGGCTTGATCATGCCGCGCACGTAGCCCACGGTCGACCACGTGATCGTCGCCTGCCCGACGGCGTCGGCGGCGGCGGTCGGCGCCTGCACCGTGAAGATGTCGCGCCAGAAGCCGCAGCCGGCCATGGGTCACCTATCCGATGCTGTTGTCGGAGTGCATCCGACGGATGGTCTGAATGAACGGGTGCGGCTCCGGGGTGACCGCATCGTCGCCACGGAACGCCTCGAGGTGGCCGACCTGCAGGCGGACGGCCATCCACTCCTCCTCCGTCATGTCCTCCGGTGCGCGACCGGTCGCCGATTCCCACGCCGAGAGAGCGGCGCGGAGCCCGGCGGCGATGGCCGGATCGTCCTCGTTGTGAGGCTTCTTCAGCCAGGCGCGGAGGTCGATGAGGTTGGTCGGGATCGCGCTCATGGCACCTCAACCGGGAGGGTGGAGCCGAAGCCCCACCCTCCCGAGCTGCATGGAGGAGGTTTGATCAGGTCAGCGTGATCTTGAACTGCGTCACCGCCTTGGCGCGGGTGATCTTCGAGTTCGCGAACACCATGCCCTGGAACTTGACGCGGCCCGTGCCGGCGAGGGTGATCTCGTCGCGGATGAGGCCCATGTTGCCCCACTCGACGCACGCGAACGCCTCGCGGATGTTGCCGAACACGAGCGGGGTGTTGTTGCCCGCGGCCGTGATCTTCGCCGGCGCCCAGGGCGCGATGTAGACCGGGCGGCCCATGAGGGTCTGTCCGGCGGCGCCGGTGATGCCGGCGTCGGAGGACGGCTGGAAGATCGGGACGTTGCTGCCGGACGCGGCCTTGAGGCTCGCGATGGCGGCGTAGGCGTCCTGCGACATGACCCAGACCGACGAGCCCCAGTACTCGCTCGGGAGCGAGCGGTAGCGGATCTCGGTGAGCTTGTCGACCGTGAAGGCCGCGTCCCACGCGGTCCCGCTCGCCGCGGCCGACGCCGTCACCTGGTTGGTGGCGGCGTCGTTCACGAACAGGCCCTTCGGCTGGTTGCTGCCGGAGCCGAGCGTGTACCCGTACTCGAGGCCGCGCGACATCTGCCGCTGCAGGTGGTCGACCACCTCTGCCTCGACGTCGAAGTCGGCCTGCTTGATGAGCCAGTGGCTCACCTCGCTGCGCGGCAGACCGCCGACGGGCGGGAGGTTGACCTCGACGTAGTCGCCGTCGTACGCCTGCGAAACCGGGCTGGCCTCGGTGGTCCAGAACTGGGTGACCGCGGCGCGGGTCTCCTGGTTGTTGTAGCGGAGCGTGACGTTGCCGCGCGCACCGGTGCGGAGGTCGGCGAGGTTCCGGACCACGGTGTTCGCGGCCAGGTACTTCATGATCTCCTGCGAGTAGAGCTTGGGCACCAGCACGCCCGAGGCGCTCGTCGTGAGGAGGTCGCGGGTCTCGGGGGCACGGCCGCCACGGCACCACGCGACGAACTGGTCGCGGTACTCGCGGCTGTCGAGCCACTCGTCCTGCTGCTCGCGGCGCTCGGCCACGCGCTTGGAGGGGGTGGCGGCGACCTGCACGCCGGCGTCCTTGGCGAGCAGCGCGGCGCGCTCCTCGACCATTTCCTCGATCTGCGCCCGCAGCTCCGCGTGCGCGTCCGTACCGGCTTCCACTGCCTTCTCTGCGTCCCGAAGCTCAGCGAGCTTCAGGTTCATCGTCCTGATGTTCACGGTGTTTCCCTTTGTGATGATGGTGGGTGCGGGCTGCGACCGAGCCTCGGCCGAGGTGCCCGCGTAGGCCCCGACCTCAACAAGTGAGATTTCCCGCAGGTCGACGCTCTTCAGCGTGCGGTCCCTGCCGGACCATTGGTCGCCGCCTTCCGGAACCCGGAAGCCGAACGACATTTCCGAAACGACGCCGCGCTTGACCAGGTCAAGGATGTCCTGGTCGCGCTGGCTCTCCCCGAGCGTCGCCGTGTACTTCAGGCCGCGCTCGTCGCTCTCGAGCACGAGCGTCCCGCTCTTGGTGTTCGCGATGATCTGCTTGCTGTCGTGCATGAACCAGAGGGACGCGCCCTTCTGGATCGCCGCGTTGAATGCGCCGGGCGCGATCTGCTCGCGGAACTCGCCGCGCGAGCCCATGAGCGGCTTGCTCCAGCTGTTGTAGAGCGCCGCGTAGCCGGTCAGGGTGCGACCCTCGACCGTGCCGATGGGTGCGGAGCGGACTTCAAGCATTCGGGTCCTCCTGATCCGCCTGCTGGTCTCCGGCCGGGTCGGTGATGCCCGAGATGACCGGCGCGGGCGTGTCGAGGCCCTCGACGGGCGGAAGGCCCATGCGCCGGCGGGCGTCGTTGGGCGCAAGCACGCCGACCTGCACGAGCTGCGCGTAGGCGCGGCCGGCGGTGCGGAAGTCGCCGATGGTGATGGGCGTCAGGTCCGTGCGGAGGGTCTCGCCGGGCGCGAGAAGCTTGCGGGTGATCTCGGTGTCGATGCCGGCGACGAACGGCGCCAGGCAGTGCGTGACGTAGGCCTGCGCGACCTCGGGCTGGCTGCGTCCCTCGCCCTGCCACAGCAGCTGCGGCGGGATGCCGAAGGCGCGGGCGACGTCCTCGACGCCCATGCGCTTCGCGTCGAACAGCCGGCTGGCGGCGTCGGCAGCGAGCTGCGCCGCCTTCATGCCCTCGCCGAAGAACGCGGGCGTGGCGACCTTCTCGCCGCCGTAGTGCTGTTCCGCCCACTTCGTCCGCATCTGGTCGCGGGCGTTCGCCGTCAGTGGCCCGGGGTGTTCCACGGCGAGCTTTCCGACAAAGCCGGTTTTCGCGAGTTCCTCCGCAACCTGGTCGAGGATGGCTTGGGTCGACAGGACGCGGCGGCACTGGATAACGGGAGACACCCCGAGCCACGGCGAGAGGGGATCGGTGAGGGCGCGGATGTGGATGAGGTTTGCGTCATCCACCGCACGGTCGTTGATCCTGTAGCGCGCCTGCGTCCCGTTGAGCTCGACGGTGACCGCGCTCGAGTCGATGGGGTCCAGGGCGACCGGCGCGCCAGTAGTGAGGTCGCGGCGGATGAACAGGAAGCCGTTTCCGTGCGTGAGCGCGCTGGTGGCGATCCACCGGCGCAGCTCGAAGCCGCTGAGGAACGACGCGCTGTCACCCTTCAGCAGCTCGACGGCCGGCGAGTCCTCGACCACGGAGCCGTCCCGGCGCGTGACCGTCATGTCGAGCCGGGCCGAGTCGGTGGCGATCAGGTTGATCGCCCGCACGATGGACGGCACGCCGAGCAGGTCGACGCTCAGGTTCTGCAGGCTCGACGTATCGAACACCACCACCGCGTTGGTGGTGAACGAACGGAAGAAGCGGCCGAGCCACGACGCCATCCCGCCATGTTCGGGCAGTCGCCGCGCGATTCAAGGGGCGCGGCAGACTCGCAGCATTCACGGAATGCGCGCGGCGTCAGATTGTGCAGACTGTGAGAATGTTGGGCGCGTACTAAAGAAACAGCCACCTGTTTGGTGGCTGCCCGGGCCCCTGCCCTTCAATCCCGACGCGCGCTTCGCGTCCGCCGTATGCGCCGATGGGGGTCATCGGGCGATTTCTTGAGATGAGTTTACACGGAGTGACGCTACTTGGAGTCTGCTTGATCGTTGAAGCAGTCCCAGCCGCGCCGTTCTGCTTCAGCCAGGCACGCCGCGCGATCTAGCGTAATCATGTCTTTGCGGTAGATGCCGCTGACGTAGGCGCATGCAATGCGCCTCGCCTCGTCGCGCTCGGCGGTGAGGCGTTCGATTTCGCGCTGCTGCTGTACCAGCGTTGCGGAGAGCTTGCTGAGGTCTGGGTTGCACCGATTGTCCGTCATGCTGCCACCTTTCAGAATCCCGGTTGGGATTCGTACATGCTGCCGCCCATGATCTCGAGGTCGTGCAGGACACGGGCGG